CGTCTACGCACACGATTACGGCTACCGGCAGCGGGTTCAGCTTCATCGCGCTAGGTTTCGCGGTCGGTCAGACGGTCACCGTTGCAGGTACGACATCGAACAACGGGTCGGCTGGTACGATTTCCACTCTCACTGCAACTGTGATGACGTTCGGTTCGGGTATCGTGAACGAAGGCCCGCTCAGCTCGGCAGCCACGCTCACCATCTCCAGCTTTTCGCCCACGACCTCGACGATCGCTACGGCCATTGCGGCGCAACTCGGGCTGATTACCGGCGTGACGGCATCTGCGGCCTCGGCAATCATCACGATGACGGCGACTGCTGGTGCCGGTACACTTCTTGACATCTCCGGCTTTGCGGTCAACGCCAACTTCACCTTCTCGGACGCCACGGCGGACCCCGGCATCGCGACCGACCTCGCGGCTATCAACGCGTTCAACTCCACGTGGTACGGGCTCGCGCTCGATTCCAACAGCGCTCTGGAGATTGCAGCGGCGGCAGCCTGGGTCGAGTCCAACCAAAAGCTCTTCCCCGCGAACAACAGCGACTCTGCGATTGCCACGTCGGCAACGTCGGACATCGCGTCCACCCTCAAGACCTCGGCTTATGCGCGCACGGGCGTCCTGTACTGCGGGCAGCAACTGCTCTCGTACGGCGGCGCGGCCTGGCTCGGTAATCGTCTCCAGAGCACCCCCGGCAGCGATTCCTGGGCCTACAAAACTCTCGCGGGTGTCCCTGCGGACAACCTCTCCGAGAACGCATACACGTACATCGAGAGCAAGAACGCCAATGCGTACACGACGGTTGCAGGTATCAACTGCACCCTTTTCGGTACAAGCGCGTCCGGCGCCTTCTTCGATATCACGCGCGGCATCGACTGGCTTCAGGCTACGATTCAAGTGCGCGTGTTTACGCAGCTCGTTCAAAACTCCAAGATCCCTTACACCGATACCGGCGTAGGGATGATCACCTCTACGGTTCGCGGCGCGTGTGTCGATGCGGCGATTGCCGGACTCTTGGTCGGCTCCTCGATTGTGGTTTCGGCCCCCCTGGTCGCGACGATTGCAGCTACCAGCAAGGCATCTCGAAACCTCCCCAGCGTGACGTTCTCGGCACAATTGCAAGGGGCTATCCATACACTCACGGTGACTGGAACGGTGACGGTCTAACATGGGCTTCAAGACTTACGACGCTAGCCAGGTCACTATGGTGTTCCTCGGACTCCCGATTACGTCGGGTTACGCCGATGGGGACTTCGTGGAAGTGTCCTCGAACGAGGACGACTACAAGATGGAAGTCGGCACGGACGGCGAGGTTACTCGCAGCGCGACCAACAACCGTACGGGTACCGTCAAGCTCCACCTCATGCAGACGTCCAGCGGCAATGCCATCCTCTCGACGGCACGCCAGGCCGGTCTCATTGCGAAGAACGGTGCAGACGTCGGCCCCATGATCGTCAAGGACAACTCCGGGGCGTCGGTCTTTCTTGCAGGCAAGTGCTGGATTCAAAAGCCACCGGATTCGCCTTACGGGCGCGAGGCTCAGGCGCGTGTCTGGACCATCGCAGTGGCAGACCTCGTTCGCTACGACGGCGGCAACTAATAGACTTGTAAACATTCTCGCACACTGCATACATGCGAGAGTCGAAGACTACAACTATTGGCGCTTACGAGTATACGGTCTACCAGCTAGGTGCGATAGACGGGCGACGCATCCTTACGAAACTGGCGAAGGTGGCCGGTCCTGCATTCGCTGGCTTGAAACCGGGGCAGGCGAACGACTTCTTCGGCAAGCTCTTGGATGCGCTCGACGTCGAGTTGGTCGACGCACTTTGCGACAAGTTCGCGGAGTTCACCGAGGTCCAACTGGATGCAGAGCACAAGCCCTTTCTCAAGGGCAAGTTCGATGATCACTTCGCCGGCAAGTACGGCGAGATGCTGTCTTGGCTTGTCTTCTGTCTCGAGGTGAACTTCTCAAATTTTTTTCAAGAGCTGGGGCTAAAGGTCCCAAGCAAAGCCGAGATCGCAGCAAAGGCGAAAGACCAGGAGTCCGACTCTCCGAAGACGTCGACGGGTGGATCTGGCGCCTAGTAACGCACCCCAGGCTCAACGTCAGCTTGAAGGAGCTGACAGAGTTCTGGTCTTTTGATGATGCAGTTCACGCTCACGAATATCTAGACGCAATCGAACAAGCGGAGAGGGAGGCGAGACAATCGAATGGAAGCGCTTCGTGAAATCTTCGCCAGGTATGAGATCGCCGTCAACGATACGAAGTTGGACACGGCGAATGATAAGATCGGTAGTGTTATCAAAAACCTAGGCAAGCTAGCGGAGGTTGCAGCTACATACATCGCGATCAAGTGGACCTCTGATTTCATCCAAGACCAGATTGCAATGGGCGTGGAGTTGGAGAACAACGCCAAGCGCCTAGGCATGTCCACGGACGAACTCCAGAAGTGGCAGTTCGCGGCAGGCATGACGGGGCAGAGCGCTGACACGGCGGTACGTGCCATCGGCATCTTGAACCGCACGCTCGGTCAAGCGGAGATGGGGAACAAGTCCTTCATCAAAGTCTACCAGCAACTAGGTATCGACTTGAAGAACTCGGACGGGTCCTTCAAGAGCGCGTCGGAAGTAGCAGGTGACTTAGCAGACAAGCTGCATAATACAACCTCCCAAGCGGAGCGTACTGCCCTCATCACACGTACGATGGGACGCGGAGCGGTTGCGATGCTCCCCCTGTTCGAACAGGGCAGCCAAGCCATTCACGAGATGTTCGAGGAGTACGAGCAACTTGGCGGGGGCATTCGCAGGGACTTTATCGAAGCGGCCAAGCACTCCAACGAAGAGCTGGTCAAGCTCAAGCTGTCGTTTGACAACTTGAAGTCACGCATCGCGCTAGCGTTGCTCCCAGTCTGGGACCGCCTCGTTGAAGGCTTCACCTCGGCTTCACGCTGGTTGATTCAACTGTCAGACCATACGTACTTTCTCGAGACCGCGATGTGGGGCATTGCGGCAGTAGCTGCAATCATGCTTGCGCCTTTGCTCATTGACCTAGGCGCATTGCTCATAGCCATGCTTCCTGTGATTATCGCAGCAGGTCTTATTTACCTAGCTTTCGATGACGTCTATACGATGATCAGGGGCGGGCATTCCGTGCTGGGCGATTTCATCGACAGCATGTACGGAGTGGGTTCCACATCCAAGCTTGTAGATACTTTGAAGCAAGCGTGGAAAGATCTTCTCCCATCGATCGCAGGGGCCGGCAGAATTGCGGCAGACGTAGGTAAGATCATCGTCAATGCGCTTTTTGCAGCAGGAGGGGCGATTGCCACTCTCGCAGCAGCGCTAGATGACTTGGTGATGAACAAGGGAAAAGGCGTCCCGGACATTCTCAAAAACGGGGCGAAGAACTGGAATACGAGGTCTGAGGCCATTGCCCAGAACTTCTCTGATATCGGTACAGACTTCATGGATGCAGCAGACCCTTATAGGAATAAGGTTGTCACAGCCTATGACGTCCCAACACAGAGAGATATGGCTGAGGGCCGTGGCGGGTCTCAGAAACAGCAGAAAGCGGCTGCAACGGCGCTGCATGTCACCCAGACAAATAGACATACCATCAACGTGATGGGCGCGCACGACCCCAAGGCTACGGCAGCGGCCGTGGGAGACGTTCTCAAGAGTCAAACATCTGATGACATGCAGGCAGCTTTTATGGCTCTTGGCAATTTTGCAGACAGCTCCGGGACCTTGGGAGGCAGTGAAGAGTAATGGGTCTTCTCGATAGAGTATCTGTCACAAGCGACGACACGCTTGGTTGCTATGTGACGTGGACCGATGACCAGCTCTATGATTGGGCTCTCATCTTCGATATCACCATGTCCTCCGTGCAGAAGGGGTCCATGCGTATTACGGATCACCCGGTGGAGATTGGCCCGGACGCGTCCGACAACGCGCGTATTGACCCAGACGAGGTGAGGTTCACGGGTCTCATTTCTAGCGTCCCTATTCGAGGAGACCTGCTGGGGGGCCAGGTCAGCGTTATTCGCATCTCCCCCAACTTCTATCAGCCGCCGCTTTGGACCCTGACAGGGGCTGTCAACGCATTGGCAAGTCTCATCAACGGCCCCCAGTCATACGGGATGAACGTTTTGAATTTCTTTACGCAACTGGATGCCACGCCAGTGGCGGACACCCTGGCTGTTCTGCGTAAACTCCAGTCCACTAAGCAGCTCTGCAACGTAGTGACTCCAGAGTTCAACTACGATTCGATGATGCTCAAGGACTTTGAGATGCCAAGGTCTCCCGAGCATGGGACCAGCGCCCCATTCGAGATGGTCTGGAAGAAGATCGTCCAGGTCAGCACGACGCTGGTTACCAACCCCACCCCGAAGAATGCAGAGAATCAAGTCAAGGTTGCTAAAGGCAATCAAGGGCTCAGCGCACCTCCGGTGGACAAGGGCTCTATTACTTACCAGCTAGGCCAGTGGGCGGCCGGTACACCTAACGGGCCACAATGACTGTCTCTATCATCCCCACTGGAGACGATACCTACTACCAGCAGACAACTGACCTGGACGGGCAAGAGTATGTTCTGGACTTTCGTTTCAACACTCGAGAAAAGGTTTGGTATCTCACCATCTGTGATACCGGCAGTAATGCGATTGTCGGAGGTATCAAAGTTGTTGTTGGGTTCCCCCTTCTGAACAGGTTCTCGGACCCCAGGCTTCCTCCGGGCGACATCTACTGCCTCACCTCCACTCAGGACAACACACCCCCTGGGCAGGAAGAACTGGGCTACGGCTTGCGCTGTTGCCTGTTCTACTATGACGTGAACGAGTTCCAATACGTCCCGGTGATTGGATGACGACCTCCAACCTGCTGTTCAACAGGTATGCTCGCGTCACCATCGGCAGCGTTCAGTTCGATGAGCTGGACGTGGAGTTCAAGGTGCGGGCATCTTTACGTCCTCGCCACCCTAACACCTGCGACCTCAAGATTTACAACCTCTCGGCCGTGAGTCGTAAGACCCTCGAACTGCCGGCGCAGATTGGACTGGCGAATGGAGGCAACCTCCCGCTTCGTCTGGAAGCCGGATACAAGGACAACTACGCTCAAATCTACTACGGGGAAGTCCGGTACCTTCAGTCCTCCTCGGTGGAGCAGGACGTAATCACCGAAGTGTCTAGCGGGTCTTCGGAGAAGAAGATTCAGTCCGCGCGCATCAACACGTCGTTTGCCAACAACACTCCTCCCGACCAAGTGTTGCAGGCAATCGCGAAGGCTCTTGGTGTCGGTACCGGCAACATCCAGGACGCCGTGAACACGATGCAGAAGCTAGGGCTCTCTAGCATCTTCGGGGCCGGGTGCGTGCTGTCAGGTAATGCGGCCAGGGCTCTCGACAACTTCTGCAAGAGCGCCAATCTCGAGTGGTCCGTGCAAGGCGGCAAGCTTCAGTTTTTGCAACTGGGCCAGTACCTCCCCGTCAACGAAGAGCAGGCGGTCAAGCTCTCGGCAAGCACCGGACTTATCAGCTCGCCCACGGTCGACACCCAAGGCGTGGCCACTGCGGTGTGCATGATGATTCCCTACTTGTCTCCAGGCCGTAAGGTCCTCTTCGATGCGAAGGACCTCCAAGGCTCCTACCGCATCTTTGAATGCACATGGCACGGACAGAGCCTGGGCGAGCAATGGCAGTGCAAGATCAAAGCTCAGAAGGTGCCCAGTGCCGCTTGATTACACGACAGTAGATATCGTCCGCGCCGGCATCAATGGGGAGTTGTCGGAAGTACATACGGCCATGCCTGGACGCATCGTAAGTTACGATGCGTCCACTCGTACGGCTATCGTACAACCTTCCGTGTCTCGAACTATCTTCGACATCTCCGGCAATGCCGTGCAAGAGGTGTTGCCTCAAATCCCGAACGTGCCGGTAGGTTTCTATCAGGCCGGGGGCTTCATCGTGGCAGGCCCCGTCAATACCGGGGACTTCGTGTTTCTCATCTTCTCCGAAGTCAACATGGGACAGTGGCGTGCATCTGGGCAAGACAGCAACCCAGGGGACGTGACGCGCTTCTCTCTGTCGTCTCCTATCGCTATTCCCATCTGCGCGAACCCTGAGAACAAAACGATTCAGAGCGCATCGACAGCCGGAACGAACTTGGTGATTGGAGTCGACGGCGCGGATGAGCAGATCGTCATCTCCTCCAGCGACATCAAGCTAGGCGCTAGTGCAACGGGCTTCGTCGCACTGGCTAGCAAGATTGATCTTTTCATCCAAACGGTAATGAGTTGGACGCCAGTGGCTAATGACGGCGGCGCGGCTTTGCACTTAGCTCTCGCAACCGCAGGGTTCACAAACACCACAACCACGGCCGCAACCCTCGTAAAGGCCAAATAAGCACACATTGTGCGACACGTAAACTGTATACGATGGCGACCTTCCTTCAAACCACTAGCGGAGACCTGGACCTCTCGGCCAACAACCTAACCGTTGTGACCGACCCAGGTATCGAGACCGCTCAGAAGTTGCGCAACCTGTTTCTCTCGGTGCAGGGCGAGTGGTTTCTGGACACATCATTGGGGATTCCCTACTTCCAGTACATCTGGGGCGTGAAGAACCCCAACCTCGGAGTCGTAGGTCAAATCTTCAAGCGGACAATTCAGGCTGCCCCATACGTCGCCAACATCAGTTCCTTCACGCTCAACCTCGACGCGAAGCGACAACTTCATTTTTACTTCTCAGCAGTCCTCACGAACGGCCAGGTGGTTGAAGGCGGCACAGGCGTTCCCTTTCGAGTCAAGGTGACGCAATGACTACAGGCGGTGTTGACCCGGTTGTTGGCTTCATTCTACCCACCCCGGATGAGATTGTCTCGTCCATCAACACGAGCATCCTCGGGTCCACGAACCCCAATCTAGACCTTGCCCCCAATCAGCCTATGGGCCAGGTCATTGGCGCATTCGCGGCGCAGCTTGCCCTGGCATGGCAGGCGCTCCAGACGGCGTACAACGGCTTCAACCCTGATGCAGCGGAGGGTTTCCTCCTCGACGCATTGAGCGCGCTCACGGGTACGCTGCGACCGCAAGCGACGCCCAGTACAGTCGTATGTCAGATGGTTCTAGCCGCCAATACGACGGTTCCGGCAGGCAGTCTTATCAACGTATCCGGCAGTCCTGCTACGACTTTCGCCTTGCAGGTAGACGTCATCGGTACCACGGCCGGTACCTACCTTGGCACGTTCGCCAGTACAGCACTCGGCCCTGTCGCGGCCAACGCGAGCACGCTGACAGTTATCACCAACCCCGTCAGCGGTTGGACGTCCGTAACCAATCCTGCGAACGCAACGCCGGGGACGAACATCGCAGATGACACGCAGCTTCGCTCGGTGCGTACGGCGGAACTCGATGCCGGGGGCTCCGGTACGCCTGACGCATTGCAAGCAGCAATGTCGGAGATCGCAGGTGTACTCCAGTGCTACGTTCTCGAGAACAGGACGAATGCCACGGACGTAAACGGCCTACCGCCGCACTCCTTCGAAGTCATCATCTATGACAGCCCCACGTCGCCTGTCAGCGACTCTCTCATCGCCCAAACCATCTGGAACAACAAGCCCGCTGGCGTGCGCGCGACAGGGGCTGTGACGGACGGTATCGCCTTCGACAGTCAGGGCAACCTCCACAACATCCCCTTCTCGCGTGTGACGGTACTGACGCTTTACGCGAATCTCTCCATCGTCACTAATGCAAATTTCCCTGCTAACGGCATCGTTGCCGTGAAGAACGCCATTGCGACCTGGGCAGCCGCAAACCTGGGAGTCGGTGCGGAAGTTGTTGCACTCGCCATCAAAGCCGCTGCGCTCACTGTCGCAGGCGTGGTTGACGTACCGCTACTGCAAATGGACCTTACGGCCAGTCCCACAGATACCGGCAACATCACTATCTCGCAGTTTCAAATCGTGTCCGTGGTTCAAAGCAACATCCTGGTCAACGGCACATGATTCCCACGTCCATCACTACACACGTCGCGGACGGCCTGGCCCATCTCACGGACCAGTTTCGAGGGCAGCCCAACATCCAGGCTATCGCGACGGCCTTCTTGCAAGAGGTGCAAACTCTCGAGAACGCCATCCAGTTCGTTATCGTGCAACGGTTGATTCAAAACGCGACGGGCATTCAGATCGACGGCATTGGGAGCATCGTGGGCCAGCCTCGCAATGGGCTCGACGACGCTACCTACAAGTTCGTCATCCAGGCGCGCATCCGAGCGATCAACAGCAAAGGGCGCCCGGAGGACATCATTCAAGTTGGAGCACTGGCTACGCAGTCAGCAGTTGTCTTCAATGATAACACTTCGGTGCTCAGTTGGGAACTCACCACACTGCAAATCTCTGAGTCGTCAGTGCCACTACTCGGACAGCTCCTGTTTATCGCCAGGGCCTTGGATACAAGGGGCGTCAACATCTACAGCAACTGGTCCAACAGTTTGAACTTTCTTCCATCGTCTGTGTACGGCACCGGGTACGTGCAAGACGTTCTTTCCACGGTTTACGGCTGGCCAATTCAGGCAGAGCTGGTAGCAGCGCAAGAGGTTTGACATGGCTTCAGGACGTCCGCAAGATTTCGCTTTTACAGTTCCGACGTGGGCTACGGGAGGCAACTACCCGGCCGGCGCCAACGCTTGGAATGGGCAGCCCATGCGGGTGCTGCCTGGGACGCTGTACTTCAACCCCGCGGCCCCTGTCCCAGCCGAATATCTGAACTATCAGTTCGGTGTTCTCGCAGACACGATTGGGAGTCTTCAGACAGGGATCAATCAGTACATCGATTACGATGGACAGGTGCCAGCTTTCAACTACCCTTACGCAGGTCTCGTTTCATCCACGAGCACGGATCAGATTTTTACGGTTATCCCATATTCGGGGGGTGCGGGACTTGCGGGGACGATGCTCAACTCCTGGGCTTGTCTCACACTCGACTCTAGCTCACACGCAGTGAAGGGATACACTTCGCTCGACGGTGGGGTGACCTGGACATCCCTAGGTGTTCCGTATACAGGGTCTTCTACGGTTGTGCCTTTGTGCATGGGCAGCATTGGGTCTGGCGTAAATAAGGGCAAGATCATCCTTGCTTCAAACGTCACCTCGACAGTTCCGGCTGGAGGGTTTTTCAATACCTACACGGCATCGGGCTGGGGGACTTCTGTTACAGGTCTCTATCCATGCCAGGCGTCTGCGCAGATCAACAGCACGACGGTATTCGTTGGAGGCAAGACGACCAACGGCATCATCCCCATCTATTCAACGACGGACGGAGCGACGTTTACGGATCACCACGATAGCGCAGCCCCGGCCAATATCCTCGGAGTGGCTAGCTGGATCGCGGCATCCAATGGCACTGTCATGGTATGCCTGCCTACGAGCTTCAATGCCAGCCTCAGCTCTTACCAGGCGATGGTCAGCACCAACGGCACGACGTGGACATACCCCGCACTGCCTACGATGCCCAATCCTCTGATTGCGTTTACCGGGCTCACCTACTCTACCAGTGACTCCCTCTGGATGGCCACTGCGTCTATCAACGGTTCGTCGGTTACGGACATTGTTTTGACTTCGCCTGACGGGTCTACGTGGACCATCGTGAAGACCCTCAACTCTTTCGGCGGGGGCATCCAAGGGCTCGTGTGTCTCGGGTCCCTATATGTTGCCACTGTTCAACCCACGGCAAC